CTAAATTAAATTGCTTGTCATTTAGTTTCCGTAAAGCCTGCAAACAATCATCGTTATAAAGGATAATTCCGTTTCCAAAATCCGTACTGCACACAACATCGTGTATAGTGCATGGCGGTTTATTGCCAATTTGTAAGTCTGTATCTCGTTCAATCATTATCGTTAATTTGAAGTTAATCACTCGTAATCCGCCACGACACCATACACGCAGCCATTAAAAAAGCGAAGTTTGCCTCAAATATGGGTCAAGTCGCTTGTTTGCTAACTCGACATATTCAGCAGAAATTTCAGAACCAATCCAATTTCGTTTGTAAATATGAGCCATTTTTGCAGTAGTTCCAGAACCCATAAAAGGGTCATAAACTAAATCGTTTTCATTGCTCCAGCTCCAAATATGGTCAGCAGCTAATTTTTCAGGAAAAACAGCAGGGTGTTCAGTTGTATCATTTTGCCCCATTGCATATCTCCAAACATTGGGGCGAACTGAATTTATAGGATTTACAGCTCCTTTGCGTTCTGTTCGTGTTCCTATTTTTTCAAGTTTATCGCTTCCAAATCCTCGTTTTTTACCTCCAGCACTATTTAAAATATCTGCTATTCTGTTTACAGTTTTTGGTGTTCCTTTGCTGAAAACAAACATATATTCAAATGATTGCCAATAAGCATAATTAGAGCCTTTTGCGCCTGTTCCAGCCTGTTCATATATCATTGTGTCATGCAAATTAAACCCGCATTGCATAAAAAATAATGCTTGTTTAAAACTTGTTCCTGTTTCGCTTCCGTTTATTGTAGCGTCTGAAACAACCCAAACAACTACACCACCTTTTTTTGTTACTCTAAATAGTTCCTTTGCCACATTTTCAAAGTCAAAACAATATCCATTGTATGTTCGTAAATTGTCATACGGTGGACTTGTTACAGTTAAATCGACAAAGTTATCTGGCATTCGTGCCATTGTTTCTAAATTACTTTCGTTGTAAATCTTGTTTATTTCCATTGTTTTTTGAATTTTAATAATAAGAAAGATATGGTATGCACCTAACACAAGTTTATAGGCAATAGCCCACGTATGGCATTTTCAAAGAGGCTACTGCCCATAAACCTATCGTTATTTTTCAAAAAAATAATATGAGTTTAAAGTTCTTCCATATCCAATCTTGCCAAGTTCAACCGCTTTGCGTATGTCAGGCATCGTGCAACCCTCATCAATTAAATCCTTGAGTATTGCATGTGTCGGTTCTATCTTCTCCGCTATTTTGCGGGCTTTTACGGCTCTGATTGCCAGTATTACATCATTCATAAATTATTTCTTTTTTAAATTTAATAGCTTCTTCCATCTCAATTGTACATCCTTTTGAGCAAGCCCATCCAACACAGAAATAGACAACATCACATGATCGCAAAGACCAAACACACCAGTCCATGTAATTTGCCCATGTTGGTGGTTTATGTCCGCACAGGTCGTGCAATTTCTCCAAATGAAAACCTATTTCAAACGGATTGATTACATCGTAACCTTGCGCCTCAAAATGCTTTTGCAATTGTGCTGCTTTAATTCGGCTTTTTTCTTCCACCCCCATAATGGGGATGGAGATGTATAAACGTTTTTTCATTGAATCAATTTTTTAATTTTGTTTACTCTTTCCTCTTTATCACAACACTCTGCAGGCACTTCTATCCATGTCGTTTTTGTTACCCTGAGCAGGGTTGTTTTCTTGCCCTTGATTTTGCGTTTATGTTCATTTAGCAGTTCAGCCGCTTTGTTGCGTTCTTGCAAAAATGATATTGGCGTGTAGTCTTCCATGATTCTGATTTTAGAATGGTAAACCATTTCCAGATTCCTCGCTGGGTGATTTCGGCACTTCCTGAGTTGCTTGCTGTGCCTCTGTTGGCTTTTTATATGGTTTTGACATTGTCAGGTTGAATCCCTTAATTTTGTCAGACTTTGGAATCCACAAAGTAACCTCAATTTCATTTCCCTGTAAATCTTTGCCCTTGCCCTTTGCATAGGGTTGATTGCCGCCCTTGGTGTATTTGTCATTCACCCACACCGTAAATTGTCCGTTTTTTTGTTCGTAATTTGCCATAATTTTTTATTTTTAAATGTAATTTTTATATCGTACTTATTAACTCTTTGATGTATTCTCTAACAAATAAAACACGCTCCTGTAGTTTTTCAATGATAGCAGGGTCATAAGAAAATTCAAATGTTTTAATTCTGAATTTTTTATCTAAGTGGGTATAATCAATTTCCATGCTCCACGGTGTTTCAGGGGTATTAAGCAAAACATAATCCACAGATGCCTTCTTTAATCCAGTAAGGTGCATATAGACCTGGACTTGATATTCATATCCCTTTGTAGGTATTTCTGCATCAAACAAAGGAAAAGTAAAAGCATCCCAACTGTTTTTTATATCATGTACTGAATTTTGCAAAATCAAATCAGGTTCACCGGTAAAAAAATCATCTTCAAAACGTTTATCGTTTTTAATCGCAAATGGTAAATCAAGCCATTCTATAGCTTTGTCAATCGCCATATCTTCAAACTCAATTCCTTTGTTTATTTCCTTTGATGATATTTGTTTTTTAACGCCATAGATATTTTCTTTCAGCCATTCATGCACAAATGTCTTTGTCGTTTCTGATAAAACTTCATTTTTATTTCGTGGATTTGTCATTAACATACCAGCCGCTGATGCCCTGCATTTAAAAATAGGTAATTCAATCATGGTATTAATTTTTTAAGTTGTTCTTCAGCTTCTTCTGTAATATCATATTTTTCTTTGACCTGTTCAATCGTGTAGGCACCTGATTTTACTGCATCACACACTTTCCCCCAATTGGGATGCTTTTCATTCATTTCTATTAACGTTAAATCAATACCATAAGATATTAAATCCTTCCGATTAAGGTCTGAACCAAACAGTTTGCCCAAATGGTCTGCTGCATCTTTAATTGCTACAGATTTAGCATTTGGTAAAGCCATCACAATAGCACCCTTGTTGATATTTGACATGTCGAGTTGTAAATGACCAGAATCTTTCTTTGTCTGAATTTCAGACGCTCCAACACCATCGTGATACATCCATTCTCCAGTAATTGGTTCTTTGTAATGTATCCTTACAGTTACTTCAACGCAGTTTAATAACATACCCGTTTTAACAACTTCAATTTTGTAGTTGCTTTTGAACAAAGATTTTAAAAGAAATTCTACCCTCTCAATTGGTAAGTATTTATACCCCTTAATAAAAGGGTGTTCCTTTACCCACTCTGCCGGCGGATTTTGATTTAATGCCGATGTTAATTCTTCCTGTTTGCGTATAAGCGATAAATCGCCGTACGTGTCTTTTTTTACAATGTTTGCCATAATTTATTTTTTATTGTTTGTAACTATCTGCCACGCTTGCAAATCCGTTCTCCTGAGCCACCTCATCACCCGTCGGGATAATTTTTTCCTGCTCTCTTTTTTCATCTGTGGCTTTTTCTTCAAGCTCGTTGTAACGCTCACGGAGCAGCAGATAAAAGGATTTTTCCATAACGGTGATTTGGTCTTCATCTGCCGTTGGGTCATCAATCCACACACCATCAACCATCATCATTTGATAACATGAACAGGTTGTCAATTCGATTTTTTCGTTGATGAAAAAATCAAAACACAACACAGTCCGAAATCCATATTTGATTTCAATTTCACCAGCCCCTGGAAAATCTTCCAGCTTTTCGAACTGGAGGGCTATTTCATCCTCCAGCGATTTTAAAAGATTGATTAACTTCATGGCTTAAATTCCTCCAGTTTTTTTACCGTTTCGCTCATTTCTTGTCTTGACTCTCTGAGTTTACGATTATACAAACGTATATTGTTTTTAATAACCAAAATTCTCTTTTCATAAATAGAGCCAAAAGCAAAAACCTTGAAAAGACTAAGTACTTTTTTTGCCTCTTTTGTAATTTCGTCAATATCTGAAGATGTTAGGCTGAATTTATAATTTACACGCCCATACATTCCTAAGGTGATGCCTCCGATTTCAATATGGGTATATTGCGATTTGAGGCAATAGGCTTTGTCATCCTGAGGTTGATAGAATTTAATTTGCATCTCGCTTTGAACAGGATGATTTATTTGCTGCCCAGAAATCTGAAAATGCGAACTAATTTTATTAACCTCCATAATTTTTACAAACTCCTCAGCTACTACAAATAATTCGCTAAGTGATTCTGTTACTGTTTTTTCTTTTTTCATAACTATAATTTTTTGATTGTTCACAAAAATAGTCTAAACCTGTTTAATACACAATAGCTAAAATATGTTATACAACATAGTTTCGCATAGCTGTGTTCATTTTTTATCTGTATGGGTTAGTGACCTCTGACAGTTTTTTAACCGCCTCTTTTCTTCGTTTATAGAGCGGATATAATTTTTAACCGCCCATGTTACAGTAACAACCACGCTGCAAACAAATGCAACGGTTAGTAATGCTATAATTGTTTTCATTTGTCTTTGATATTTAAAATTGACATTGTTGTTTCAACACAAAAGATTATAAACCCTGATACTAACAGGGAGTAAATGATTATTTCCATTATTTTTACTTTATTCGTTTTACAATTGTTGATTTTTGCCCCCGTACCCCAAGCACGGAGAATTTGCCTATTTTTCGCCCCAGCTCCCGAAGTACGGCGGGGCTTGCCTCATCGTGGGTAAATTCCATGATTTCACCCGCTGACATTGAGCGGAGTGTGTCTGTGATTGTTAGTTTTTTTTGTGCCATAAATTTTTATTTGGTGGGTTTGTGGATTTTTATTTGGTGGGTTTGTGGAGTAAAAATAACGTAAATAACTCCAGTTATGGGCAAGTGTAAGCGAACCTACACCCACCCGATAACATTACGATAAAAATTCAGTCTTAACGTATGAACACATATTATAGACTTCTATTTTATCGTGCTTTACGCCATTCTTTTTGATAATCTTTTTTGCTTCTGCGATAGTTGGGCAACGCATATCAATAGAGGTGTTCCTTGTATCAAAAAATCGTAAAGATTTCATTCCTTTGTCAAAAATTGCTGTACGCATAATAAAAAGTATTAAAACACCAGCCCATAACATCAAATATAAAACAGCAGGGCTGTGTCGCTGCATTATACTGTGTGCTACTATTCATCATTTGTGTTAGGCTGATAGGGTTTCGCACTTAATCCCTGCCGATTTTATATTTGCCCCCGATTAAAACAAAAATAGCCGGAAACGTTTAACGTCCCGGCTATCTGGTAGCTCTAAAATCTTTATTTTTTTGTTGTTATATGCCCGCATCGTGGGCACTTGATTTCAATCGTGTCATTGCTACCTTG